TGGCAACTGGTTGCAACCCAATGGCAATCCTGTGCATTTGGTAATCACTGGTGGTGAACCATTGCTGGGTTGGCAACGTGCTTATCCAGAACTGTTGGATGTGTTGGCCGAACGTGGACTGCGACATATCACATTTGAGACCAATGGTACTCAAGAGCTAAGTCAAGAGTTTGGAGACTACTTGCGCAACTGGTTTGGTGAAATTACTTTTAGTGTTAGTCCAAAATTAAGTGTCAGTGGCGAGTCCTGGGCGGACGCTATCAAGCCTGATGTGATTTGGGATTATGAGACACATGGTATTACATATCTCAAGTTTGTTGTGGAAAAAGTTGAAGACTTTGACGAACTGGATCGTGCAGTGGATGAATATCGACTGCGTGAGTTTGGTGGTCCTGTGTTTGTGATGCCTGTGGGCGGTGTGGTCAGTGTGTATGATGGCAATAGAATCAATGTGGCCGACGAAGCACTCAAACGTGGCTACTGGTACAGTCCACGATTACACGTTGACCTTTGGGGCAATGGGTGGGGCAAATAATGGGATTCTTTGACCGCTTTAAGAAAAAGCCAGAACCTAAACCTGTAGCAGAAAAAGTTATCCGTGTGCCCAAGGCGCCTGAGAAAACTGCCAAACAACTGGCCACAGAAAACAACGAACCGTATGTGGCTATCTTGAACATGGACATTGATCCCAACAACTTGCACCAAGGTGCATTTGAACTGGACTGGAATGAGATATTCATTGCCCGCTTGGTCAAGGCCGGCTACATGATGAAACCCACAGACGCAGACTCAGACATTGTGGATCGCTGGTTCCAGAATGTGTGCAGACATGTTGTGATGGAAACATGGGAACAGGATCAAGCCATGCGTAACTCAGCAGGCGGTTATGTACACACCCGTGACATTGGTGACGGACGCACTGAGATTAGTTAAGGAAATTGATATGATGGATGGAAGACGTGTGGGCTTTACTGCCAGCACTTTTGATTTGTTACACGCTGGTCACATTGCCATGTTGCGTGAAGCCAAGGAAGAATGTGACTACCTGATCTGTGCGTTGCAAAACGATCCCACCTTGGATCGTCCTAACAAAAATCGCCCAGTACAGAGCATTGTGGAACGACAACTGCAACTGATAGGTTGCAAGTACGTGGATGAAGTTTGGGTGTACAACACAGAAAAAGATCTAGAAGACCTGTTGTTGATCCTGCCTATTGATGTTCGTATACTGGGTGTGGAATACGAAGGTCGAGAATTTACTGGTCGTGAGATTTGTCACAAGCGTGATATTGAACTACACTTCAATGGTCGCGATCATTCATTCAGCAGCAGTGAACTGCGGCAGCGTGTGGCCAATGCTGAAGATTTGAAAAAGAAATTAGAATCATGGGAACCAGTAGGCGCAGACGACACAGGTGGTCCCAGTCCCAGATGATATTGTATGCAAATGGGTGCAGTCACACCGCTGCCGCAGAAGCAGTTGTGCCAGATGCTTTTGCAGTGGATGATGGTAAGAACGGTATAGATCGTCGTCCACATCCACTCAACTTGGCAGCCAGCTGGTGTACACATCTGGCACAGAATCTTGGCCGTACATTGGTCTGTGATGCAGAGTCGGCCAGCAGTAATGATCGCATTATTAGAACCACCAGGGAATGGATTGCCAACAACCCTGACAAACTGAACAACACATTCATGGTCATACAGTGGACCACTTGGGAACGAGAAGAGTGGTTGCACAACGGCATATGGTATCAGGTGAACGCATCTGGGGCAGATTGGGTTCCTGCAAAATTGCAACAACGATACAAACAGTTTGTGGTTGATGTGGATTGGGCAATCAAAACTCAGGAATGCCATGAAAAGATTTGGACATTACACACCGAACTACAAAGGTCGAACATCCCTCACTTGTTTTACAGTAGTTACAGTACTTTCAGTGATGTTCAAAATCAACATATTTGGGGTACTAGTTACATGTACCCTTACAACAGACAGGGTTCTTACAATGCTATTTTGCAACAAAACGGGCATGTGCCCTCAAAATGGTACCATTTTGATGCCAAAGGCCATTGCTTTTGGGCCAACTATGTGTTACAATACATCAAACAACACAACTTGGTGAACACAAATGCGCTACCTACTGATTGATACTAGCAACATGTTTTTCCGTGCCCGGCACCAAGCGCATCGTGCCGCAGACACGTGGACCAAATTGGGTTTTGCCCTGCATCTTACCTTGATGAGCGCAAACAAAGTAGCACGTGATTTGGGTGCTGATCATGTGGTATTCGCACTGGAAGGACGTAGCTGGCGCAAAGATCATTATAAACCCTACAAAGCCAATCGTGCAGTGGCACGTGGGCAAATGAGCGAGTCAGAAGCAGAAGAGGACAAGCTGTTCTGGGAAACCTATGATGAACTGACTAAATACTTGTCTACACGAACCAACTGTAGTGTGATCCGTTGTGCCACAGCAGAAGCAGACGACATCATTGCACGTTGGATTGCATTACACCCCCAAGACGAACACGTTATTGTCAGCTCAGATTCCGACTTTGTGCAGTTGATTGCACCCAATGTAAAATTGTACAATGGCATCAACGATCACTTGTTTAGTACCACGGGTGTTACAGACGCAAAAGGCAAAAACTTGGCATTCACTATTGAGAGTAACTCAAAGATCAAGGTTGGCAAAGCCGATGCCAACTTTGTGCCTCCCACTGACTATCAGAAGTGGGTGTTGTTCTTGAAGTGCATGCGTGGTGATCCCGGTGACAATGTGTTTTCAGCCTATCCAGGTGTGCGTGTGAAAGGCACAAAGAATCAAGTGGGACTGACAGAAGCGTTTGAAGATCGTGACCGTCGTGGCTATGCATGGAACAATCTCATGTTGCAACGTTGGATGGACCATGAGCAAACAGAACGCAAGGTGCTGGAAGATTATGAACGCAATCGTGTGTTGATTGATCTCACTGCACAGCCCGATGCTGTCAAAGCTGTAGTAGACGAAGCCATTCGTGAGCAGATTAGTCATAAGGATGTGGGCATGGTAGGTGCGCACTTCCTAAGATTCTGTGGCAAATACGAACTCACCAAACTCAGTGACTTTGCAGATGCAATTGGTCGCTGGTTGAATCAAACATACAAAGGAGTATTAGATGATCGAAGCCAAACCCATAGTGGATAAAAAGTATTGGATCTTGAAGCAAGACAATCGCAAGGTTGGTGTGGTAGAAGCCGAAGCCGACGGCTACACTGTGCGCATCAATGATCAAGTGGGCAAGTTCAAAACCATTCCCATGGTGCGAAAGCAGGCCAACATTGAGTTTGCACCACCTGAGAAAATCACAAAGCCTGCACCAGACCAAGTGCATGGATTTGAAACAGGATGCAGAGCATTCAACCCCATGTGGGATGTCAAGCACAGATTGCCATTGTTCACCAAAGAAAACAAAAGCAAGTCATGGTATGCTGCAGGTTGGTATGCTGTGAAACAACATCGTGCATGGCGACTGCTTCGCAACCCAAAACTAATTGTGTTGGAACGTTATCAATATCAAGGACCATTTCACACTCAGGAGTCAGCACGTGACAAATCCCTTTCGTGATCAAGAAAAATTCATGCGGGCTTGCGATCAGTCAGTGGACGCAATGAACGAATCTCAGTACACCATGTACAAGAGTTTGATTGAAGAAGAGTTCGGCGAACTGCAACAAGCACACGACATGGAAGCAGAACTTGATGCGTTGATTGACATCCTTGTGGTCACCATTGGTGCCATCCATTCAGCAGGCTTTGATGCCGAAGGTGCCTGGAAGGAAGTCATGAGTACCAACTTTGCCAAGATTGATCGTGAAACAGGCAAGGTGCGCAAACGTGAAGATGGCAAAGTACTCAAGCCCGTGGGTTGGACTGCGCCCAACTTGGTACCGTTTCTAAAAAAATGAGCATGCACATAAATCGTTTTGTGGACTCAATAAAGGCTGCAGAAAGCCGCGGACAACGAGAACTACAAATAAGCCTGCGTGATGCCAAAGATCTGCATAGTGATATTACCAAACTGTTGCTTACACTGGAACAAATGCGAACACAACAAGCACGTGGTGCAGAAATAGTAGAAGTGCAGATCACCGGCGGTAGTTTTAAATCTACATAGTTATTGGCATAAATAAACGCGGAGTTTAATATGTCAAGACCAAAGCCTACAGTGCTGATTGAGCACACTAACAAACAGACTTACAAGACAGAACAAGTGCTGGCGTCAGAAGGTGTTTGGGCGGTGTTTTTTGATGCCAAGCCTATCAACTTGAAAACCAGCAACTTGCTTACTCAGTTTCCTGGTCCCAAGTACAAAAAAGTATCGTTCTCCAACCCAGGACACGCCATTAACTTGGCTAGAAAACTCAACACACAGTTTCGAACAGACAAGTTCAGTGTTGTGCTGTTGACACAAGGGGATAAGATCTATCCCAATGCTCAATAAACTTGCTCTTACTCAGGAACTGATAACACGTTATCCTGATGCGCCACCTCTTGATGAAGCCATGCGCACCTGGTGGCAGAACATTCAAGATGATGGTGGCCTAAGACTCACATACGAAGGTTTTTATGTGTTTGAGAACTTGCTGGAACTCAGCAGTTACACATTTGATTTGCCAGAGAAGTTATTGACTCCCAAAAACTTGCTGGCACTAGATCGCCGCATGACTTGTCCTTACTACATGGTCAACAATCGCAAGCTCAACAAACTGGTGATGTTTGGCAGTAAAGAAGCTATGATGGCCACACTGCATGGAGACATGCAGAGATTTATCACAAGTTTAAGTTATTGATATCACGTTGAAATCGAATTTCCATCATGGTGGAATAATCATCCAACAAAAATTCACGTTGCGCACGTAATCGTTCACGATATGGTGACAAATCTATGCGTCCTTGTATCAAGTCTTGATTTAGTAGCAACGCCTGCTCAGCCCGACAATCATTGGGCATGGTATCATAACTGACATCTACTAAGTCTGTGAACATGTCAAAGCCCAGTTCTCGACAGTGTTGCACAATGCCCTGATGCCCGATTACAATAGGAATTTGTTCAGCAGCCATGGCCAATAGGGTTTTCTCTGATATGATTCCCGGGGCAGTAGCATACTCTGTTTCTGTCACAATGTTCACAGCACAGGTGCCATACACATACGCCAAGTTTATGAAGTTGTCAACATTGTTGTAGGTATAGTTAGCGTAGTCATGTTGTGGCAAGCGTATGCGATCGTGATAACTCAACACACCACCTGACCAATCTTGCAATATTTGCATCACACGTGACCTATGATCACACATGCGCCCGTTCAAACACTGCCATGCCTGTGTCCAGGGCTGATCCACAATGTGTTGCCATTCAGACCAACGCAGATACAACTGATTCACAAGATCATAGTTGTGATTGCTGAACTCAACCAATCGAACCGGACCTGTGTATATTCGATCTAGTCCGTGATTCCAGTAGGTGACCACAACACGGTCAGCACGAGATCCATAACGCTGTTCTATTGCTTCTAGTTCCAGCACACAACCGTCCTGTATGTTTACGAGGTCCTGAAAGTGCAACAACAAGATGTCTGTGTCAAAGTCGGGCAAGCGTAGATTCCAACCTGTGTGCGGCGAGCGGACACTTTCAAAGCAGTGATAAACAGGGGTAAATGTCACTCCTTTATTGGTCAACGATTTTGCAAATAAAGCACTGTAATCCATAGCGTATTTACAACAGTCAAAAGGTAGTACTTTTGTAGTACTACTTTTCGGTTGACCGAAATTGCCCGAAATGCTATAATACACACATGATGAGAAAGAAACGCACTGATCGAACCCACATTGTATACACAATCCAAATTGGATTGGAGTACTACATTGGTATTACCGCTAAAACTCAGCGCACAATCAACATGTCTATTCGTAGCCGTGTTAACAAGCACATCTACCGCGCCCGCACAGAAGACAAGAGTTGGAACTTGTACGAAGCAATTCGTGCCGCAGGCGAAGCCGCTGTGAACTACGCAATCGTGGACATTGTGCGTGGCAAAGATGTTGCACACAAGCTCGAGCGCGAGTTAATACAAAAGTATGCACCTGCATTGAACACTGATGTGCGTGTAAAATCGGTTGCACGATAATTCACAAACTGTTATAATAGTCACATACAAAGCAAAAAGGAGTCAGCAATGGAACAGTTGAAATCTTGGGAAGAGATGACAGATCTTGAGCAAGCCCAATGCACCTATTGGGACATGTACAAGGATGCCTATGGCCATCGTCCCCGCGGTGTTGACACTTCCACTTGGACCCTTGAGGACTTTGAACAGGAGTTTGCAAGCCTGGGTTCTGTTATCCAGCGTGAAGAGGCTGACCGCAAGACAGCCGAAGCCGAAGCCATTGTCAAGTTTGAAGATCGTGTGACCAGCCTCATGCACACAGGCGCTGACCGTGAGCGTGTGATTGCATGGCTCATGGATGCTGAACATGCCAACGGCGACGCTGACTATTTTTGTTTCACGCAGGGCTTGCCCTACGGTTATTTTAGAAAGGCAGCATGATGGACTTTGCACTCAAAATTATCCCCAGCGTTGGCGAAGTGGGATTGGACACAGAAGCCAGCCCGGGCAACGGATCATTCTATGTTAAGATGTACGATGGATCCTATGATGTGTGTGGCTTTGACACTGTTGAAGAAGCCTATGCAGAACTGTTAGATGTTGCAACTGATAAGGTGGCATGATGAGATTCACAGTTGAATGGCATGACAAAGCCGAACGTTGGGACGTGGTGCGCTGGAACACCACTGCGGAAGGTGTGTATGCTGGCACCACAGTGGACCGGTGTGCCATCCTTGAGGATGCTGAAGAAATTTGTGCATATCACATGGACATGATGAACCCTGCCCTGTGGGCCGAAGTTGGTTGTGAATTTGATCGGGAGACAGCATGACTAAAGTTGTGATCAACACATGCCACGGTGGCTTTGGTCTTAGTGCCAAGGCCGAGAGTAAATACCGAGAACTGGCTGGCATAACAGATCCTGATTTTCACAGCCGCCGCATTCCAAGAGACGATGAGCACTTGATTTCGATAGTTGAACTCATGGGCTCTGACACCGACGGTGAGTATGCTGAATTGAAGATTGTGGATGTTCCCGATGATGTCAATTGGTACGTTGAGGAATACGATGGTCGGGAATGGGTGGCTGAACGTCACAGAACTTGGGAGTAAATGATGACTACTGCAAAAAGTGCCAATGGCGTTGAAGGATGTTTGATACGCGGCCATGACGGAACATATTATTTCCGTGTGTATGATGCTGACCACAATTTTGTGGACTATAATTTGATGCACAGTGATCTTAGCATTACAATCACAGACCCAGATGCGTTCTTTTACGATGATGAATTCACTACCAAGCTGGATCATGCTCCTGCTACACTGGGATTAGAATAATGGCCACAAAACACAACGATGATGATTTTGATTTTCCAGACCGTCCTGCGGAGCCCGATCCTCCACCAAAAGTAATTGTGCAGGCTGCAGATCTGCATCTTGGTGCTGCCACAGTGAGACCCGTGGGTCGCAGTTGGATGGAAGAGCACGGTCCGCAACCCCCGGGTCCCGGCATGAGAGCCTTGGATTTCTTAATCATAGCCATGTTTGCCGGATCTGTGTTGTTGTTTATCAAAGCATGCTCTTGGGCATTGTTCAGTTAGGCAAAATTGCTCTAGCTAGGTCCCGGGGCCAAGGCGTTGTATATAGTACATGAAACGAGAACTTGTCAACCAAGTACGCGAACTGCTAGAACGCAATCTCAGCACTGCCGAAATAGCACACAGAATGGGCATTGACATAGACTTGGTCAAAATGGCCACCAATCTCATCAATCAATTGCTGACTTAGCTGTTGCATAAGTAATTGCGATGTCAATTACTGATTCCAAAAAAATAATACCCATACAAACCACACAATACCCAACTGTGTCTCCGGTTGCGGTCGGTAATGACACACATGTGAAACTTTCTGAAATGTTTGTGGCCGCACAAAAAAGTCCAACTGAAAGTCGCAAACAAAAAAATCTCACTGAAGTTGCAATACATCACAAAACGTTTAGATCAAATCGTGTGGCCCTGATTGTCATGCCCGAATGGAGCACTATTTCGCCACCATATGGCATTGCTAGAATGGCAGCACTGAGCAAGCATGCAGGGTTTGCTACCAAAACATGGGACATAAATGCTGTGTGTAAAAAACAAGCAGGTCCGGAGTTGCTGCCGTATTGGAGCAGTTATGAAGATTGGAAATGGCAAGACCCCCATTACAGCAAAATATTGCACCCCATGCTTGAGCCAATGCTGACGCCATACATAGATGAAATCTTGTCTTGGCAACCCACTGTATTGGGATTCAGTTGTTGGTACACCAATGATGCATGTACCATGTGGATGATTGACCAATTCAAACATCGTTCTCCCGAATTGAAAATCATCATCGGTGGTCCCAATATCACACAAATGAACAACATCGGTGGCGTGAGCCCTGGCGGCGGCCGAGCCGATAACTCTGCAATTGATCATTATGTGTCTGGCGAAGGAGAAATGTTGTGGTTGCAGGTGTTGGAAAACATAGAAAATCCCACAGAACAATTGCCAAAATTTTTAACCCAAAGCAAAGATGCACGTATAGATCTGGACAGTATGCCTCCAGCTGACTACAGTGATTTTGATATCTCGTTGTATGATTCTCGCGGCATAACCAGCGAATTCAGTCGAGGTTGCATTGCCAACTGTGTGTATTGCAATGAAACAGTGTTCTGGAAATATCGTGCCAGGCAAGGATCTCGTGTGTTGGAAGAAATTGAAATTGCCTATCGCAATCAACACATACAAAGTGTCACGTTCATAGACAGTTTGCTGAATGGAAATCTTCGTGAGTTGAGAGCATTTGCCGAAGGGCTGATGGAAAGAAACATACACATCAGTTGGAGTGGCTACAGTCGAATCGATGGCAAAATGGACCGAGACTTTTGGGCACTGTTGAAAAAGTCAGGAGCCACAGGGTTTGCTTTTGGTGTGGAATCTGGATCACAGCGGGTTTTGGATCTAATGAAAAAAAACTGTCGCGTGGAATGGATAGAACAAAATTTCCGCGACATGGCTGAAATTGATTTTTGCAATCAGTTTGCCACTTGGTTCACCGGCTTCCCTGGTGAAGAACTAACTGACGTGGCACAAACACAAACCTTGATGTGGCGACTGCGGAACTCAGGCATGGGAGCTCAAAGTGCAGGCACTTGCGGACTGGGACACAACACACCCTTGGATCTAGAACGCGAACGATTTGGTGTGAGACGAATTGACTGGACCCACGGATGGGCCACACAGGATCTGCGCAACACTGTGTTTCATAGATTTGTAAGAT